CAATGAATTAAAATTTTATAAAAATGGTGTGGTTCAAAATAGTGGAACAGCAATTTCACTTGCAAGTGGCTATACATATTTTGTAGGTGCTTCTGTTTATAATAGTTCAGCAGTAAGTTTTAACTTTGGTTCTCCAGCTTACGCAATCTCATCAGGCAACGCAGATGGTAATGGTTACGGCAATATGGAATTTGAAATTCCAAGTGGATACTTTTGCCTTAACTCAAAAAACCTAGCGGAGTATGGATAATGAGTTATACAAATGGTTTAGACAATCCAGAACTTTTCTTCCAGACAAAGCTCTATACTGGAAATGGAAGTACACAATCTATTACTTTAGATGGTGATACAGATATGCAACCTGATTATGTAATGATAAAGCAAAGATCATCCACTCAACAATGGAATGGTTATGATGTTATAAGAGGAGTTCAAAAATATTTAGGTTGGAATACAAGTATTCAAGAATATACACAATCAGCAGGATTAACGGCTTTTGGTTCTAATGGATTTACAGTTGGTGGTGATGATATGGTTAATGGAGGTTCATCAACCTATGTTGGTTATTGCTGGAAGGCTGGAACAGCATTTACCAATGACGCAAGTTCAACAGGAATAGGAACTATTGATAGTACAGGAAGTGTAAATACTGATGCTGGTTTTTCAATCGTTTCTTGGACAGGAGATGGAAATAATGGTGCAACTATTGCTCATGGATTAGGAGTTACTCCAGCGATTGTAATTACCAAACGAAGGAGTGCAGTTGGAGATTGGTTAGTTGGTGGTTCAGCAGTTGATACTGTTAGAGGAGGTGCTAATAGTTTATTATTGTTAAATACAACTGCTGCTATGGATAGTAATTCAGAAGTATATCAAACATTTTCTTCAACTACTTTTCAAGTTGGTGTAAACGCATATGCTAATACAAGTGGCTCAACAATGATTTCTTACTGCTTCGCAGAAAAACAAGGCTACTCAAAATTTGGAAGCTACACAGGTAATGGAAGTACAGATGGAACATTTGTTTACACAGGATTTAAACCAGCTTTTGTTATAGCAAAAGAATCTAGTGAAGCTAGAGATTGGCAACTTTGGGATAATAAAAGATTAGGATATAACGCATCAGGTGGAAACAAAAATTTAATTCCAAATAAAACAGATGTAGAAGATACTTATGCAGATATAGATATTTTGAGTAATGGTTTTAAATTAAGATCAACTTCTGCTGCACATAATAAGGTTAGTCAAACATACATCTACATGGCTTTCGCTGAAAATCCATTCGTAACATCAACTGGTGTACCAGCTTGTGCTAGATGATTATGTTCGTATTTACTCACATAAACATCAAGAATAAAACAAGGTTTTAAGCAAGATAATCAATTGAAAAACATAATAAAAGAACTATAAATAAAACATGGCTAATCTATATAAAAACGCAGGGTTTGCAATAAGCACAACAGATCTTACAACTATCTATACAGTACCTGCTGGAAGAACAGCAATTGTTAAGAATATACAAATTAGTAATGAACATGCTTCAAACAATCTTGTAGAAGTATCTGTAACTGATAGTTCAGCTTCAGCTACTTTTGAAGTATATCACAAATCTTTATCTTCTGGAGAAACAGTTAATGCTGCATTATCTCCTATTGTTTTAGAGTCAGCAGATATACTTAAAATACAAGTAGGAACAGTAGATACCATTGAAGGTATGGTTAGTTACTTAGAAATATTTGACGAAAAGAGTTCATAATAATATATTGTTATTAATCATTTTTTAATGTATTTATGGAATTAGTACGAATACCAATTGAAGAACTTGATAAAGTTTGGTCTTTAGTAGAAAAAGATATAAAAAACGCTTTAGCTTATTCAGGTCAACTTACCGATTCAGATTTTGTTTACGACCTAGCTAAACAAGGTAAATTTCAAGTTTGGGTTATTTGGGATAAAAACCAAAAAAAAACAAATGATAAATATTTTGGTGTAGTCGTTACTGAGTTAATACAAAGAAAACATGGTAAAGTCTGTCATGTCTATATTGTAACTGGAAGGCAAATGTCTAAGTGGCAACATCTCATAAGTAGAGTTGAAGAATTTGCTAAAGACGAAGGTTGCAAAATGATGGAACTAATTGCTAGACCAGGTTGGCAAAGAGTCTATAATAATCATGGTTACAAAAGAACCCATGTTGTTTTAGAAAAACAAATTAAACAAGAGGAGAATAAAATATGAGTTTTGGAGGAGGATCATCAGGAGGAACTACTACACAACAAGTAACACCTTATGCACCAGCAGAACCAGCATTAGCTCAGATACTTTCTGAGTCTGGTCAATTATATAATCAAGGTGTAGGTGCAACAGGATATGTAGCTCCCACTCAACAAACTTTAACAGGTCTTGCTCAACAAGAAGCATTAGGTACTGCATCACAACAACAGTTAGCAGATACTTTATCTGGAAATTATTTAAATCCTTTTTTATCTCCTTTAATGCAAAAGACAGCTTCAGATATAGCAACAGGAGTTCAATCACAATTTAGTGCAGCAGGAAGAACACCAGGTTCTCCAATGTCACAACAACAAATAGTTTCACAAGTAGCACAAGCTGCTTTACCTTTAGCCTTTGGTCAGTATGAAACTGAAAGAGGCAGACAATTAGGTATTGCATCTCAAGCTCCTAGTTTAGTTCAAACAGGATCTCAATTAGAAAACATTCAAAGACAAAGACAACTAGCTCCTACACAAGCATTACAACAATATGCTAACTTTGTTAATCCTATTGCAACTGGATTACCTACAACAGTAGGATCATCATCAGTACAAGCTAATCCATTCTCAACTGCTATGGGTGGTGCTATGCTTGGATCACAATTCGGTGGAGCAGGTGCATTATTAGGTGGTGGTTTAGGATTATTAGGAGGACTATTATAATGGATAAAATAAAAAAAGTAATTTACGATATTAAAACAGATATAGATAATAATACATCTAAATATATTATTATTCTTGGTATTCTATTTGTAATTTCAATAATTTCATAAGGAGTTTAAATGTTATTAGATAAAGACTTCGTTATGCAAGGTGGTGTTAGAAACTATCTTGGAGAAACTGAAGAAGTTAATAACGCACCTAAATATTGGCAATCCTCTCCTACAAGTCCAAAAACAGAATTATCTTACATTACTGATCTTGAAAAAAAATTACTTCTTGATGCTAACTTACATGGTTCATTAAAAGATGGAAAACCTAATAAAGGTGCTTCTGGTCTTTTAAGTTTTGATGGATGGGGTGATGTATCTTCTGGTGGTGTTTCAGATACAAGTGGTGGAAATGCAGGTGCTGAAGGTGGTCAAGGTTCAGGAAATAGTGGTGGTAGTACAGGTTATCAAGGTGGTGGTTCTAGCTATACTACACCGACTCCAGCTTTACCTCCAGGAGTAATTGATAAAGGAAATAATGTTGGTGCTGGTGAAGATATAGATTCTGTTTATACTGACGATAGCTTTACAACTGATCCAACAAACAAAAAATCTGTAGGCGATAAAATTATGGATTTTGTAATGGGTGGTGGAGTTACAGGAGCAATATTAAAATCAATTGGTGGTAAATTAGGAATTGCTAAAGAAAATAAATATGCTGGAATAACTGGTGAAGATGGTTATGGAGAGGGTGATTATATTTCAACGCAAGGTGATTGGGCAGAGTCTAAAGGATTTGTAGATAAGGCAGAAGATTATTACGATTTAGATTTAGAAGAACAACAAGATATTGATAAACAAATGTATGATGCTGGAGTTAGATCACAAGCATTTAATGATTTATATGATGGCGATACTTCTAATATTAATAACTTAACATCTACTGAAAGAGATGCTGTAAATTCTATTATACCAAATATGTCTTATGAAGTTGGTGGAACAACTCCTCAAGATTCTATGGTAAATAAATATTTTGCTAATATGAATATGAATCAAGGTTCACCATTAAGTTCTGATTTGCAAACTAGCTATAATAATGCTAAGAATAGTGTTAATAGTATATTGGGTATGACACCTACAAATCAACAGTTTGGCTACTCAGCACAACCCTATGGCTTACTAAGTAGTACAAATATGGCAGACAACCCTTTCAATATACCATACTTACAACAAAGAGGATTAATATAATGGCAAGAGATTACAATTATTTAAGAAATAAATATCAACAACTACAAGGTTTATTAAATACACCTATAGGTCAAAGTCAAGGTGGTCTATTAAGTAATATACCTCAAGGTGCTTTATTAGGTTCTGCAATATTTGGTCAAGGTGTTCAAGGTAGAGATCCTTTCTCTGCTCTACTACCTGCTGTAGCTCAAACAGCAGAATTGCAAAAATATATGACTCCTCAAAAAAAAAATAGAAAAATTTTTAAAGGAGCTGATGGTTTTAATTATTATGAAGATACAAAAGAAAGAGTATTACCTGATGTTATAGCTAAATCCTCTCAACCTTTAATTTCTATGGAGAGAGAAAAAAAATATGATGAGTTAAGAGGAGAACAAGAAGCTACATCTTATGGAAAAATTCAAGATGCAGCAGAAACTGCACAAGATAATATAACTAATTATGAAATGGTTGGTGCTTTAAAACAAAATATTAATACTGGTGCTTTTGGTTCACAATTATTAAATGCTGCTAAATTTGGTAAAAGACTTGGAGTTAATACAGATTGGATTACAAAAACAGATCCAAATGGAAATGTATCATTAAGAGATGGAATAGCTAATGCTGAAACATTAGAGGTGTTACAAGTTCAATTTGCTTTGGAAAAAATTCAAAAAACTAAAGGTGCTATTTCAGACACAGAATTTAAAAAATTCTTAGATACTTCTCCTGGTTTATCCATGACTTCAGATGGTATTGATACATTAACTGTGGTTAATAAAGCATTAGCAAGAAGGGATATTAAAAAAGCAGAATTAGCTTCTCAATGGGAAGCTGAAAATGGAAGATTAGGAAATCAAGCTGAAACAGAATATGGTAAAATGAATTTCAAATCTTATATGAATAAATGGGCAAAAGATAACCCTGTTGTTAGTGATGATTTTCTAAAAAAAATGGATGAAATTTCAAAAAGAGGATCAGAATTATACAGTAAAAATAATGTATTTGAAATTAATGGTGTATTATATAGGGAACTTAGAGATGGTACAACTATTAGAGTTAGTGGATTAAAATAATGGAAGTCGTAACTGACAAAAATGTCCTTGATTCTATTAAGAAATTAAAGTTAGAAAAAGAATATAATATTAAAGAAGGAGATATTGTTAATGATCCTAAAATATTAGATGCTATTAAATTACAAAAAGAAAAAAGATTAAAAAAAGACGAAACACCTAATTTTTTTGAAAAATGGGTTTTGGGAGAAGGAAGAACTCAATATCCTGATTTACCAGAAATTGGTCAAGTAGGGATTAAAAAAGCTGATGGTTCTGATGCTGATTTAAAAAACATTTTAGGTTCTGTTGCTTTATCAATTACACCTAGTACAGAAGCACAAGTTGATATTATTAAAAAACTAGCTCCTGGAACTATTCCAAGTAAAGACAAATTTGGAAATATTATTTTATCTTTTCCTAAAGAAGCTGGTGGACAAACTGCCTATTTAAATAAACCAGGTTTTTCAGCAACTGACATAAGTATGATCCCTCAAGCACTAACATTTATTCCTGGTGCAGGAATGGTTCAAAGACATATTGCAGGTGGTTTAATAAAAAAATCTCTTGCTCAAGGAGCTGCAGCAGGTGGTACTAGTTTAATTCAAGATGTAGCCGCTACATCAATTGGTTCTGAACAAGGTTTTGAAGGTGGTAAATTTGCAGTAAGTGCAGTAGGTGGAATGGTAGCTGAACCAATAGCAAATTTTTTGGGTAAATTTACTGTACCTGTAATTAAGTATGCAGGAAAAAAAATAGGACAAGGTGTAGATAAAATTTTACCTGAAGGTTTAGCAGCTAGTCAATTTAATATTTTTTCAGGTTCAGGACAATTTTTAAATAGTAAAGGAATTGTTACAGATAAAGCAAAAGATATAGGTAGAAAAGTTGGGGTTGATACTAATTTAGTTGATAAAAAAACATTAATTGAATTTGCTCAAGCATTAGAAGATGGTGTTGAACCAGCTATTGCAAAAGAATTGGTTGGTGCAAATCAATTTGGTATTTCTTTATGGAAAGCACAAGCTCTAAAAGATAAATCTATGTTAAAACAAATACAATCTATGAGAGATGGAGCTTATGGAACAGAAGGAATAGAAATAATTGCAAAACAAGATGAAATACAAATTAAGCAATCTTTGAATTATCTAAATAATTTGAGAAAAAAATTATTAACAAATCCAGAAAAAAATTTATCTACTCAAGGTACTATAGGAACTAATCAAGCATCAGATGAATCTATAGTTTCTCTTACTACTTTAATAAAAGAATTAGAATCAAAACAACAAAATATTATAGCTAGTAAATATAAAGCTGTTGATTTTGATGGTGTTGTTAAAGCACCTGTAATGAAAAATTTTACAAAAAATATAAAAAATGCTTTAGAGGATTCTGAGTCTGGTATTGGTGCTATACCAGATGCTAATTATGCTCCTGGTGCAAACAAAGCTTTATTAGCTCTTGATAAATTTTCTAAAAATTTTACTAGGCTTGGTAAAAATAAAAAAGTTAAAGGTATGACTATTAAAGTAATGGAATCTGAAAGAAAAAGAATAAATAATTTTTTAAGTAATACTAAAGATCCTACTGATAGAAAGGCTTTAATGGTAATAAAAAGAGAATACGATAAATTTTTTTATGAAACAGTTGAAAAAGGTTTAGCTACTGGTGATGATGGTGTGTTATTAGCTTTAAAGTCTGCTAGATCAGAATATAAAAAATTAGATGAAATGTTTAATCCTCAAGATATTTTAAAAAAAGGTGGTAGAATAAAAGATAATGGTGGAGCTTTTATGCAAAATGTTATTAGAGGAGATTATAGTCCTGAAAAAATTGCTAATTGGATTTATGGAAATGGGAGTTTAGGAAAACCATATACAAACCAATCTATTCAGGTTATTGAAAGAATTGAAAAAATATTTCCTAAAGGAAGTGAAGGTTGGGATGTATTAAAAGATGGTGCTTTTTTAAGATTAGTAAACAGTAGTTTTAAAAAATTAGGAAATAGAGAAATTTTTAGTCCTGAATTATTTGTTAAATCAGTTAATGAATCATTAAATGGAAAAGGTAGATTAATTTCTAATGCTATTTATACAGATGCTGAAAAAAAAACTTTAAAAGAATTTTCTAAACAATTAGCAAAAACATTAACTCCAAAAACTTTATTAAATAATTCTAAAACTGCAGCTACACTTGTAGATTTAATAGGTCAATCTACTATAAGATCAGGTGCTGGAGTTCTTGCTTATAATTTAGGTGGTATTCAAACAATGTTATTTACAAGATTTGGTTTTGATAATTTCGCTAAAGCATCTGCAGAAAGTGCAGCAAGAAAAATTTTAATGGATGCTGTTGATATTAATGCAATTCCAAGTGTTACAGGATTTCAAGGAATAATAAATTATGGAGTTGAAAATAGACCTTTTATACAAAAAGAAAAAGAATATGAAACTTCTAAAGAAATTTTTAACCTTTTAAATAAGAAATAACATCATGCCAAGAAAATCTGCAACAGAAGTAAAAATAGATTTTTTAGTAAAAGAGATAAGAGAATTAAGAAACGAAACAGCTTCATTAAGAGCAGACATCAATAAGGGTAAAGGTGCTATATGGATTTTAATAGCTTTAGCAGGAATAGTAACAAGCGGATATAATTACTTTATAAAGTAACATCTTGAAATCAGATAAACAAATAATCTCTGACAGACAAAAAAAAACATCAATCAAAGGAACTGTAGGCGAATACGAATCTATTGCTAGACTCACTAAACAAGGATTTTATGTCGCTAAAAGTGTAGATCCTGCCTGTCCATTTGACATTGTAATCGTAGATAGAAATGGTAAAATAACATTAATAGACATAAAAACTAATACCTTTAGAAAAAATAAAAAAGGTAAGAGTCTTAAAGATAAACCTAAAGGCTCATATAAAATTCACAGAAGTCCTACAAAAGAACAAAAAAGGTTAGGCATAAAGTTAATGATGGTAGATTATGATTGATAAGTTTTTTTTTAGTTTGTTTGGTGCAATAGATTATGTCTTTGAATGGATACATAAAACTTTTAAACCTAACAAAAAATGTAAGTGTTCTATCTGTACTTGTAAGGATAAAAAATGAGAGATACTAAAATATTAAGTAAGTTTTCTGAAGATAGCCAAAAGAAATGGAAAGAAATGCAACTGTTTATAAATCTTAAAAAAGAAGTAAATCATGGTGCAAATGGCACTAAAGAATATGTAATTAAAAAAGGTATTAATAAAGGGAAAGTTGCTAAATGAATTTTGCAGAATTATTTAAAAAGAACTTTATATTCATACCAGTAGTAGCATCTATAGTGGTTGGGGGTTTTACCTCTGTAAAATATGTATTAAATTTAACAACAACAATTAATCAATCAGAAGTACAAATTGTTAATCTTGAAAGAGATTTAAAGGTTGCCGAAGATAAAATTACAGAAATGAATACAAGACTATCATCAGCAGAAGCTACATGGCAGATGGCAGAAAATTTATATAGAACTCTTGCCGATCAAGTCAGAGAACACTCTTACGATATTAAAGATTTAAACAGGTAATGTATGGAGATTTTCAGGATGAATTATTATTTTACAGGTATATTAATTGTCTTAATGTTATTACTTACATTGATAGAACCTGCATATCCTAGAAACGAATATCTTAATGAGTATGGTGTAAGATGTGGAGAATTTGAAACTAGAATAGAAGCTGAAGATAGAAATGGTAAATACAATCATTACAATGACAATAATAATTATCGTAATGATGATGATAATTATAGACTTAGCTTTACTTACAGAAAATATCTAGGAACAGACTGCAAGACCACTAAAGAAAATGTATCAATTAAACAACAATTAGAATTAATGAAAATGTGTGGTAGAGTTAATAGTAATCCTAGTTTAGCACACAATCCAAATTTTAAATTATTAGTTTCTAAATGTAGAGGTGTTAGTCCAACAAGTATTGATAATAGACCAGAAAATTCTGGTAGCTATTGGGATTCAATTAAAGACAATTACAAAAAAAAAAACCCAGACATAACACTTATGGGTGATAAAATTCTAATGCCAACTAATGAAAAATAAAAAAATTAATACATGGATATTACCATTATTGGGAACTATTTTACTAGGATTATCAAGTTATGTACTAATGACAATCGTTGAATTACAAGTACATTTAGGTATGCTTAGTGAAGAAATCTTGTCTATTGATAAACAGATTGGAAGAATCTATAATCATATGGATAGGCTAACAAGTAAATAGGATTTATTATGTGGTTAAATATAGCAGCTAAATTAGTTCCTGGAATGATTAAGACTGGTATGTCTATTGCAGCTAATAGAAGAAAAGCAAAAGAGTTAGAATCAATAGCTGAAATGAATCATGCACAAAAAATGGCAGATGGACAGATAGATTATCAAAAAGCTGTTATGGATAATAATAATCAAGGATGGAAAGATGAACTAGTTTTAGTAATTGTAGTTCTACCAATAGTTGTTTTAAGTTGGTCAGTATTTAGCGGAGATCCTCAAGCAAAAGAAAAATTAGATTTATTTTTTGAATATTTTAATAATTTTCCTGAGTTCTACAAATGGTTAGTGCTAGGAATCTTTGGATCAATTTATGGTCTTAAACCAGGTATGGATTTATTTAAAAAGAAATAATGTCAGACAGTTTAGAAATAATAAACGAATATAAGGAACAGGTTAGAATATTAAAGCAAGAGGTAGCAGAGCTTCAAGATTCTTCCAAGTCCAAAGATAGTGCTAATAAAAGGTGCTTACAAAAACTTGAACATTTATCTAAAGATTTAGAGGATGCTAACAAAACTATTAAGGATTTAAAAGAAACAAATAAAATGATGTATGAACACCCATAATGAAATTTATGTTAATACTTACTCTATGCTCATCGCTATATAATTCTTGCATGACACCTATAAAAATTGATAAATTATATCAATCTCATTATAATTGTGCATTAGATGGTTATAAAGTGGGTGGTGAAACTGTTAAGAACTTTGGTGAACAAAGAGTAAATGATGAGATGCTTTATGTAAGTTTTGTTTGTAAAAAAATTGAGCAAACTTAATGTGGTGTGTTATTTGGAAAAATGATAATAATATCTATAGTATGTTTACTAATGTTATCTTTGAATCTGAAAAAAAGGCTACAGAATTTAAGATAGCTCAAAAGTCTATGCGTAAAAAACATGATTGCAGAGCAGTTAAATATGATTATAAATATTTTAAAGGAGTAAATGAAAATGAAATTAACGAATAACTTTAGCTTAGAAGAATTAACTGTATCACAAACAGCATTAAGAAATAATATAGATAATACTCCAAGTAAAGAACATATAGAAAATTTAAAGTTGTTATGTGAGAACATTCTTCAACCGCTTAGAGAAGATTATAATTTACCTTTAGTAATAAGCTCAGGCTATAGATCAAAAAAATTAGCAGGATTAGTGGGTTCTAAAATTACCTCACAACATTGTTCTGGTTGTGCAGCAGATTTTACTATTCCAGGTGTTGATAATAAAAAAGTATTTAAACATATAATAGAGAACTTACCAATGGATCAAGTAATCTTAGAATATTATACTGAAGAAAATGGTGGATGGATTCATGTTTCTTATGTTCCTAATGGTAGAGGACAAGCATTAACTAAAGATAAAGAAGGTTACAAGACATGGTAAAAAAATTCTTGATTAAAAAAATAGTTAAGTTAAGAATGTTGTATGCCGATTTAAGAGGTCATCATGGTAAAAGATGGGACTATGAACCTTCTGATTGGTATATGGGTAAACACAAAAGGAAAAAATGAAAAAAAAGAAAAAAGCACCCAAAGGTTATCACTATATGCCTAATGGAAAGCTAATGAAAAATAGTGCTATGAAAAAAAAGAAAATGAAAAGGTACTAATTAAAAAATTGATGTTTAAGGTGTAGTTGCTAGTCAACTGGGTATGATGGTGGGGTAACAAAATTTGTATGTCTAAAAAAACTTGGGTAAGAAAAGAAAAAATAGCTGACGTTGGAAAGTGTAGATACTGTAAATCAGATATGATTAGTACAGATTCTTTTGTAGCTTTTGCTAATCACACTAAAGCTCATTATTTATGTATGAAGAAAGCAGACGAAGATAAGACTTTTGAAAATGAGTCTAAGTTTGATTGGTAGGGGAGTTTCCTCCCCCACAAATTTAATTAAAGATACTTTCTATCTCTAATAAACTTTTTTATCTCAGCTAATGATTTAAAATTATTACCACAAGAAAAGTAACCTTCAATTATTCTATTACTTAAACCAGGTTCTCTTTTAGACAAACTCCACTCAGCAAGTCTTGGGTAAGTTTTACTATATCTGGCTATAAATTTTTCATTACCAAATATAATTGTATATTCATCTTGATTCTTAGATTTAAATGTTAATTTAGTTTTCATTTTTTCCTTTCTTTTTTTAAGGGAGGGTGCTAACCTCCCCTTGTTTTATTTATTCTTGGTCTTGATATTGCTCTTTAAGACCACTTACTTCACACCTTTCAGCTTCAAAAGTTTTAACATTTTCGTATCTGTCGCCATTCCACTTTTGAACAATGAAGTAAAATTGCTTGTCTTGTTTATCGTAATTTCCAACAAGTCGTCTGTCTAATTTACTGTTTTTCATTTGACCTCCTTTCTATGAAATAATTTTTTCATAACCCATTATATCATATTGAGTTTTACAAAATTTTTAGAAAAAAAACTTTTATTGAATAGTAAACGATTGGAGTTTTAGGGTAGTTTATTTTAGGTGCGACACTATGAATACTTTTTGGGTTTTTAGGTATTTTTTAATATCCCCAAAATTTCTTAGCATTATTTAAATAATCTTCGTTAGCATCATTATTCCAAAACATATGTGTAAAGTCTGGTTGGATATAATCTTTAAGAATATTTGGATCATTACTGATCTTCATTAGGTTCTGTCTTACTTTAGCTCTTTGTATTATTCTAGGTATTCTTTTCTTAATATTTTCTGGTTTAAGTTCATCACAATTATCTGCATGATAAACTCTAAACTCTTTCTCATTGACATAACAAAGATAAACAGGAACTTCAAATACCGACCAATAAAAATCAACTTGTAATAAATTATAAGGTGAAGGCTTATCAGGTAACTTACCAGGAAACCAAGACCTAGTACCATCTTTCTTGACCATTCCCCTTCTTGGCATTTTACATTTATCTTCAATGATAACTTTATCACCTTTTAAATCTATGTAACCATGAACAGGAATATTAATTCCATCAAACCATTTAAAGGCTTCTATCTCTGGCTTACAAGATTCCCAACCTGGTATTGTTTGATGAGCCTTATGACAATTAGCAATCATTAAAGGTACTATACTTTTATAATGACTTAACTTTTCTTGGTCATCAGGTGTAAGTGCAACTAGCTTATCTAATTTTTCTTGTACAGAAACAAACATTATTTAGCACCTAATGTTTTTTGATGTTCTTGATAAAATTTATCTCTTTCTTTTTCGTAAGCAATATTAAATTCTTCTGCAACTACATCTAGTTCTTTGTAGTCATCTAAGAAATAACTCATTGGTTTTTTTAAGAACTTACTTATCTTTACCAAATTAATTAATGGTATTCGGTTCTCACCTTTTTCGTATTTACCTATTTGTTGATATGTATTTTTTAGAGCTTTAGCAACTTTAGTTAATGGAACAATAGTTTCCTTACCAGTAAACTCATTAACCTTAGTTCTTCTTGCTTGTCTTAATTTTTTACCTAAATCAATATAGAATTGATTATCTTCCTCAAAGTTCTTCTTAGCTTTATGTGATAGTTTCATTGTGTTCCTTCCTTTAATTTAGAGTATAGAATCCCTTAAGTGCTTATGCAACTTTTTATATATACTTAATTAAGTATATAAAAATCTAGCATCTTTGTTCTCTGCTTCAACAATTCTTCGGAATAATTGATTGTATTCCTTGAATGCTTTTAGAGTATGTACACATTGCCTTCCCTTATCTTTAGCAGCATAAACTTTTTTATGTGCCTTATCTAGCTTATTGTACAATCTAGTATTGCTATTTTTTAAGCTCATCATTCTCCTCACCAATAATTTTAATATTTGCACTAATAAGTTTGTTATCGGTGATATTTGCTTTTGCAAACTCACTAGGCATTTTCTGACTATGTGCTTTTTGTGCAGCTTCTTCTACACTAGCACCATCAAAAATTTCTTCAAAATCTACTGCTAATTCTAAACTTGATCTTTTTAAAACTTTAACCATTTAAAACTATATTTCTGCTATAACCTGAGTATTCTCTTTTAATTTCGTTCCTCTGTTCTAGCTTTTCAATTAGCGAACTGATTGAATTTTTACTTTTGTAACCCATTTCATTAGCCATTTCTAAAAATGTTGGCATATATCCATGTTTTGTACTATAATTTTTAAGATATTGCAATAGTCTGAGCATTTTAGGAGTCATCGGTCTTTTACCTCTTTTCTTGTTCATTTATTACTAACCTCCTTAATAATTCTGCGTAGCCATTGATGTCATCAAAGCTATCTTTTTTATAATTTTCTGATTGCATAACTCTCCAAAGTTTTAAAAAAATCATAAAGATACCAAACAATTTTAAAGGTACTTTGACCTCACAATTATTATAAACTGATAAATATTTTTCTAAAATTCCTGACATAACATAAGAGGTATGGTCAAACTCTCCATAGTCATCTTGCTTTTGTTTTAATAATCTTTCTATCTCACTTATAAACTTTACATTATCTGACATAATTTCCTTTTTCGTCTTTGCAGTAATGAGCCATTACATTTTGATTTTTATATTTAGTTAGCACCCAAACCTCTCCGTTACCTTCTTTGTAATTTGAGTTCTCAACATACTTGACATTTTTTTCATACATTTCATCACAAGTGATAGGTAATAAAGAATATGCAAAAGGTATCTTCTCATATTTTAAATTACCATCACCTGTGTATATAACTAAAATTAAAAAAACTACTTTCAACTAGAAAGGAATTTCTTTGCTTTGAGGTTTAGCTTGTTTAGGTCTAGGTTCATTCTTGTAACCAGATAAAATATTACCTGATTCATTAATCCAACCAATTAAACCTTTGTGTCCACCAGCTTCAGAGTAATTCATTTCGCCAGTAAATTTATCATCACCTTTGAATAGAACTCCTACTTGAGCAAACACTTTAACAAACTTAGTATTACCATCTCTTGATGCACCTTTAACACCAAGTATTGTACCCTTGTTGCCATTATCTAAATTTACATTTCCTGAGAAATCAATTTTGATGGCTTTTTCATTGTTGGCATCATAAGGAAATAATACCCAATCCTTTTGCTTACCACTACCATTGTCTGACATTTTGTCCTCCATTTTGTTTTATTGATTGTTGTTGTGATTCAAAGTCTTTTTCTATTGAATCATTTTGTTTCTTCCAATCGGAATACAAAGCTGTCAACTTGGTTTCTGTTGTTTGCTTTTTAATTGTATCTTTAATTGAAACTTGTTGAGTAGATCCCTTTTGATTGTTTAAGGCATTTACTAATTCTTCTGCACTAGCATATTCAGTTCCTGATAGACCAAAGGCTGCTAAACATCTTCCTAAAGAACTAGAACTACAGTTCTCCATAGCACTTGTTTTATTTATAAAGTTAGCATTTCTATGTTCTTCTGCATGACCAACAGCATAAATAGTATCAGAAATATATAGTTCGGTCTTAACCACAACTCTCTCATTATCATGGAATAGTATTTCTTCATTAAATCTAGCTTCAGGGAAATATTGTAAAAGATGTCTATGTCTTTCATTAACAGTTGAATATTTTTTACCTTTAATATCAACAGTTGGAATTTTATTAGCACTTGTTAAACATTCCTTTCTTCTTTCTTTAAACCCTCCCTTACTTTTTTCTTCTGTCGTCTGTGGCTTTAGTTTCATTTTTTCCTTTCATTTGTATCTTTTGGTTTTCTTTAATTTGGTCAACATCTTTCTGTGCTTTAGCTTCTAAATAGCTTTTATTCTTAGCAACCATTTGATCTTTAAGTTCAAGTAAATCTAATTTCTTTTTTAGTTCTGATATTTCGTTATCCCTTAAATGTAATTGCTCAATATGTTTCTTTTCATTTTGTTCATAAGCTCTAATTTTACTTTGCATCTTTGCAAGTTCCATCATTACCTGGTCTGTCATTATTTTTTCCCTTTCATTACTTCTTCAAATGTTAATTTATGAACAATCAAATCTTGAACTGCCTGACCTACTATAGCTCCTATGTCCATGTTAAGATTTCCTAACAAATCTTTTCTTTCTTTAGCAGTTAAAATTACATAATCATTAAACCATATATCTAAACTTTTATTTAATTGACTTGGACTTAGATGATCTGCTGTAAATGTTCCGCCTTCTTCTTTTCTTGTCCACTCTTTCCCAATTGTTTTCATATATTCCTTTTAGTTAATGGAACAAAAATAGTCAATAAATTATACAAATTATATTCAATTTGAGAGTTCATTATCAAATATTATTGTAGCATTAAAACTAAATGAGATTCTTTCTTTATCTTCATCATCTGTATTATAGGGATAAACAACATGAGATAGTGAGTTTGGGAACAATATCCAATCCCTAACCTCTGGCATAACTCTATAAGAATTATTATTAAACATATTTTCTGATCCTTCTATAAATTCAACCTGACCTGAAAAATCGTTATGTTCTTTTGCGTTAGTTGTTGAAATCATTTTAGGTATTTGTAAATAACCAACGCAGCTTAAATGATAATTACCATGAACATATTCAGTATGGGTATGGCAAGGGTTATAATCTCCAGGTTTTGATATTACATACCAAGCAGAATTAATTAGAATAGATTTAATCTTATGTTCTATGTGATTTTTAACATAAGTATTAATAATAGGATCAAAAAACTTTTGTTTCCATTTAAGCATAATTTCTGGTGAAATTAGATACTCTGAATCTACATGACCGACTAACTTTTTAGACCAATCATGGTTCTTTTGTTTTTCTTTATCTTCTCTTATTTCTTTTAAATCATTACTAAAATCTTTTATAAGTTCTAATGGCATAACTGCTTTAGCAACTGTTGAGCCAAAAGGTTTAAATAATTTAAAATTTATCTTGTCCGACATCTTCCTCCAATGGTTTAAGTTCTTTTAATTCAATTTTGTATGCAGCAGGTCTATCTTGGTAGCCAAAATTTGATAGCTTTTCTGGTGGGAGATCATCATTATAAATAAATGAACCCATAATACTAAAATTAAAATCTTTATCATTATCTTTAATTATCAAAAAATAATTTCCTTTCTTTTCTCCAGGTCTTATCAATAAAAAATTATATGATTTCTTTTCCTGTGTCCTTATCTCTATATTGTTTTGAAAGTCTGAGTCTGAATAGAATTGGTTATCATCTGAGTAAGATCCATTATAGAAAGAATTTGTAACTTTAGCATAACAAATTTCTCCTAATGCACCTAAGAATCCATCAAATAATTGATTTTTAATATTTTTATTATAACCATATGAAAAACCTTTACCCATTCTAAGATTACCAATAAATCTTTTTTGAGCTGTGTTATAAGCCATTTCAACTTCGTTAGCTTCTAATTTAACTTTTATCATTTCTTCTCCTTGTAAATAGAGTTCTCCAAAACCATGAACGCATCATAGATATAACTGTAAAGATAACTGCTATATGGAAGCTCTCTAATATTGTTGGGTGTAAATCAAAGAATGGAAATATAAACAATTGAATTAATGTAGATAAAATTAATCCACTTCCTACATCAATTATAGTTTCAAATAGATTTCTCATTTTTATCCTTTCTTGCTTGATCTAATTGTTTAACCCTTTTTTCATATTCTTCAATGCTTTCACCTGAGAAATATTTAAACCAGCAATTTGCACAGTAATTTTTACCTTTTTCTACTATATCGGCATTCATACCGCATTTAATACATTGCCTTACATCACCAAATAAGTTTTTTTTATCCGACATATCTAGCACCTTTGCTTAAATTTTCAGTTGCCCATAAAGGTTGTAAATTTTTATAATTACAACATTTATATTGGTCATTTACATTTAATAAATTAAAATGTGCCATTGGTTTAATATGGTCAATGTGCCATTTACCAAAATTTTTCCAATTCATTCCTTGTTTAAATTGTTTTTCTAAATGGTTTTTTAAATATAACCAATCGCAACCTATTAATTTTGAGGTATTTACTTTTTTCTTTGCTAAACCTCTTTTAATATATTGATAAAATCTTGTTCTTAATCTTGATTTTAAAATAAAAATAGGATCATTTTTTAATCTTTCTCTTATTAGGTTTCTAGCTCTTTCTTTTATTTCAGGTCTTTGTGAGTATTCTTTAGATTGTTTTTTAATATGATCTTTGTTTTTTAATTTATATGCTTTCTTTTTAGCTTTTACATAATCTTTTTTATACCATTCTCTTAACCATAATAATCTTCTTTGTTTATTTTTAGGCTTACTTTCATATATTTTTAAATATAATTTTTTTTTAATTTTATATGATTCTTTTGATTGAGCTTTTTTAGAATATACCTTTATTTTATCTTTGTTTTTACTTAACCATGCTTTTCTTACATTATTGTAATGTTCTTTAAATTTAGGATTAGTATTTAATAAATGTTTCTTCCTTATTCTATCTCTTTTTAAAGCCATTTGATGAGAGCAAGATTTAGAACAATACAGATTTCTAATAATATTAGGTTTTTGAAATTGTTTATTACAAAATTTGCAATTTAATTTAACATTAAAAACTTTTAATGCAGCTCTTTCTCTTTTTCTTTTGTTTCTATAATCCCTTTGACATCTATAAGAACAATGTTTCGGAATTGAAGTTATATTTTGAAAAGTAAATTTTTTATTACAACTTTTACAAACTAATTTTTTAATTAGTGGCATAATAAAAAATCCATAGAGCTAACTCTATAGTGATAATTGTTTCAAGCATTCTATTTGTTCCTTTCTTTTATGGTTTTTAATTCTATTCCAAGTAACACCATTGATAGACCTAGATCCTTCAATAATGTTCTTAAAAGTTTGTATAGCTAATCTTTCTATATTTAGCTTAATTAAGAGTTTGTCTTTTTCTTTCATTTATATTCTTTTTTAATTGGTTTAGTTTCTTGCTCCAAAGCTCTTTCCAACCTTGAGGACAGTTCCATTTCATATATTCTAAATTTTTCAATCTCCTTTTATCCCTTGAAGCTATATTAAAATCATAGACTAAAGGCAATCCATATTTATTTCTCACTATATCCCCCCTTGTGTTGCTAGTTGATGAAGTACCATTAACCCTAAAATTACAAATACACTTACCGCAAATGTGAACCCTAGAACGTAGTATATATATTTTTTCATTGTTCCCTTTCTTTAAGTTTATTTATTATCTTATTAGTGCCTAAAATAACACCATAAACGCAATATAAGCCTATTACAGAGGCTATTATTATAAAAAGCACTATAACAACCCTATTTCTTTTATTTGATCGTTATATATACAATTGGCACTTTTGAAACTTTCAACAAAATTAAAAAAATCTAGTAATGAATCAAAAGATTTTTCAAAGTCATGTTTTATAGTTTCTATTGTGTCTGTTTTTTTATTCCAGGTCTTATAAGTAATATAATATTTCATATTATCCTTTTTTAGTTAATAGTGTTGTTAATTGGTTTATGATTATTGAAAGATAACTCAGCTCTAAATCTTTGAATTTCATCTTTAAAATGAAAACTTTCAATAGTATGCTTTGCAATCTTTCCCTTTTCAAAGAACAACCAACAAGAAGTTTCCTTTATTGGTTGTCCCATGTCTTTTAATTGATAGTTAGATAATATTTTCATAGTTACCTCTATTTTAAGTTATTTTTAATTAAACAAGTATTATAAGCTCTTGAACCAACTGCAGCTAAATAGCTCTTAGCCTTGTTTTCATTCTGTTTTAACTTCTCTGATTGCTCTGGTGTTGGATTTGTAACAAACTCAACTTTAACACCTTTCCAAGCATGGTTTTTAGCTTTTAAAAAACAAATAGCCTTTTGGGATAGCTCTGGAAGTTGTTGAACATCTACTGATCTAGTAAACTCAACTATATCTTTATCATTTGAATAACCGCTTAAACCTTTCCAAGAAATAAAGTTTTTACCATCTTTAATATCTGAGGTTAAAACTCCCACTTCAGAATATGTTGAAGTCTTAGCCTTGTTCCACTCTCCAGATTTAGGATTTTTAGTAGATGAAACTAATCTAGTACCTTTTTTGTTAGTCTCTAACCAAAATCTCTTGCTAGTTTTTTTAAATCCATAAGGGTAATTATCAACCTCTACTGAATTTTTAAAACTGTCTTTGTTATATATATATGTTGTCATGTTTTCTTTCCTTTGTTGATTTGCTTTCATACTAAACTTATACAAGTTTTGTTCTATATGTCAAACTATAAAAGCTAAGATTGTATAAATATTTATGTTCGCTAAATGTTCTTATTGATTATAATATGATTAAGTATTAAACAACACCCTGAAAGGAAGGCAAATTATGAGTAAAAAAGGGTTTACAATGATTCCGAACCAATTAATTATTGATGAGGGGTTGAGCAAGGAGGCAAAAGCATTATTTGTTTATTTGCGGTATTTATCGCCAAATTTTAGGATCTTAAGAAATGCCACATTATTGACAAAATTAGATATGTGCTTGTCCACACTTCAAAAGGCTAAAAATGAGCTTATGAAAGAGGGTTATTTAGTTATCCACAGAAAGACCTCAGCCAATAAATATGAGCTAAGACTACCTACTAAACAAGCACCTGATAGAGTACCAAATACTCATATGGGTAAGTACCAAACACTTAGTATTAAGAAGAACAATACTACTCTATATAATAATATACTTCATAAGAAAGGTTTTAAAGGTTTTAAGAAATGAATGAAGATGAATATTACTATAATAATGAACCTTTACAATTAAGTTATAAGAACACCTATACCGCCGATCAGAAAATTGAAATAGTTTTACAGATTGAGAACGATTTCAAGAGTGGAATGCTCACCGCTGAGCAAATGCGTTATATAGTCAACAATCTTAAGTTTGGAGCTTGGACAGTTCAAAATATTATAGATAAAATGATGTTTAATAATAAGATTAAGATTAATCCTATTACCCTTGATAATAGAACATTTAAAAAAAAACCTATGCCTTTTGATTTGTAAAACACAACATATTGTGTTAAACGAATTATAGACTACTAGCTCCCTTGCGTTAGTCTAAAATAAGTTAATTAACTAGACCTGGTAATGGCTTTCTTTCCTTTCTTTCTTGCCTTGCCAGGTTGTTAAATAAATAAAAATTATGGCTTTGCTAAAGCAAAGAAATTAAAATGGCAGGTAGACCAAGAAAACTTAACAGAAAATTAGAAGAACAGATCCTTGAATTAATTGCTGATGGTTTAACAATTAGGCAAGTATTTGAAAAACCAGAAATTGAGTACACCTGGAGCAGCTTTAGAAAAGAGTTAATTAATTCTGCTGAATTAATGGTTAAATATAACCAAGCTAAACAATTAGCAATTGACTTGGAGCTGAGTTCTTTAAAAGATAAAAGACTTGAGTTAGAAGCTAAAATAGAATCAGGTGAGATTGATGCTAAAGCTGGTCAGAACTTAGTTAATCTATTTAAACTAACTATTGCATCAAGCCAATGGAGTGCAGGTAAGATTGCACCTAAAAAGTTTGGTAAGGCAGCCGAAACTCTGTCAATTAAATCGGATAATTCGCAACCTTTAACTATTTCATGGAGTAAATAACTAATTAATGATTAATATTTACTTTGCTAAACCTTCTAGAAGTGTTGATATTGTTAGTAGTGTGGTAAAAATAACACACATAAAATGTAATTGTTATGTACAAGATTGTAAAAGTGTTGCAAAAATATCACACAATTATTTAAATCGGCTATAATCGTTTATTATCGGAAAATTACTATTGATAGTCATAAGTTATCGTTTTAAAAGTTGTGGTTGTAATAACTGAATTATGAAGAACAAATAGCGAACATGGGGGGTTTTAAAAGTGGTATACCCATTTTTTGCGTTACCTGTTAAAATAATATTGATACAAGGCATAAACAAATGGATGATACTTTTCTAAAAACAATAATCTTCATTATGAAGGATAAAAAAACAAAGAAACCAATTGTGATTACACACTTTCAAGGTTTTGAAGATGAGGCTGAAGCTAACGACTTCTCAGAGTTCCTTAGAACACAATTCATTTTGCCAAGCGATTATCCAGATTCTAATCAAACAATTCATTAAGGGGGGTTTTGTTTGTCAGACCATAAATTAATCTTAGGTGATTGCTTAGACGAACTTCCTAAAATTTTTGATAAAAATATTGATTTAGTCCTAACAGATCCACCTTATGGAACAACTCAATGTAAATGGGATTCTATAATTTCATTAGATTTTATTTGGAAAGAATTAAAAAGAATTACAAAAGAAAATACAGCTATTATTTTTACAGCTTCTCAACCTTTTACCACAACTTTGATTAACAGTAATATTGAAGATTTTAGGTACGATTTAGTTTGGTGTAAAAATCAAGGTACTAATTTTTATAATGCTAATAGAATGCCTTTAAGATCACATGAAGATATATTGATTTTTTATAAAAAATTACCTACATATAATCCTCAAAAAACAGATGGAAAACCTTATGAACAAAAAAGAGGAACTCCATCTGAGGTTTATAGAGGTAAAGATTTACATACAACAAAATCTGATGGTAAAAGATTTCCTTTAAGTTGGAAAATTTTTAAAAAAGATAAAGAAAAACTACACCCTACTCAAAAACCAGTAGCTTTACTTGAATATCTAATAAAAACCTATACTAATGAGAATGATACTGTATTAGATTTTACAATGGGTTCAGGTTCTACTGGTGTTGCTTGTAAAAACCTTAATAGAAACTTTATAGGTATTGAGAAAGATAATAAATATTTTGATATTGCTAAACAAAGAATTGAGGGGGTTTTAATATAATATGAAACAAATTGTAATTCCTTACGCACCAAGAGATATTCAAAATTTTTTGCATAAAAAATGCGATAAGAACCGATTTAATGTAGTCATCGTTCACAGGAGAGGAGGCAAAACAGTTTTTGCCATAAACCACCTTATAAAAGCAGCTCTGACATCTAATAAACCTTATCCAAGATATGCCTTTATTTCGCCTTACAGATTACAAGGTAAAAGTACCGCTTGGGATTATATGAAACAATTTTCTGCCACAATTCCAGGAGTTAAGTTTAATGAGTCAGAATTAAGGGTGGACTTTTCTATAAACAATTCAAGAATACAAATTCTAGGTGGTGAGAATAGTGCAGCTATCAGAGGTCAGTATTTTGATGGTATAGTTTGTGACGAAACACAAAACCTTTCGCCAGACCTCTTTGATACCATTTTAAGACCATGTCTATCGGACAGAAAAGGCTTCGCTATTTTTATCGGAACTCCGATGGGAAGAAACTGGTTCTACGATTTACATGAGAAAGCTAAAAGTAATAAAGATTGGTTCACCAAAGTATTTAAAGCTAGTGAAACAAAGATCATAGCTCAAGATGAATTAGATGCTGCTAAACAAACAATGTCGCCTGAAAGTTACGAACAAGAATTTGAATGCTCATTTCAAGCTGGAATAAGTGGTTCTTACTTTGGAAGTATAATTGAGGAGTTAGAGGAGTCTGGCAATGTTAAGAACTTTGATATAGATGATAGTTTAGATGTTGAAACATGGTGGGATCTAGGAATGAACGATAGTACAGTAATCACCTTTGCTCAACGAAGGACAAATGGCGAAATTAGAATTATTGATTGCTACGAAAATTCTGGTGAGGGATTAGAGCATTACATAAATGTCATAGATAGCAAACCTTATAACTATTCAAAGCACATAGCTCCACATGATATTAGAGTTAGAGAGATAGGTACAAATAAATCAAGATGGGAAACCGCTAAAGAACTAGGGTTAGAATTTGACATAGCACCCAAACTTAGTGTAGAAGATGGTATTGAGCAAGTAAGACGAATGTTACCAAAGTGTTTTTTTCATAAAAACAATTGCAATAAGCTAGTAGAAGCATTAAAATCATATTGTAAACGGTGGGATGAAAAAAATAATTGTTTTAGGAATAAACCCCTACACAATTGGGCATCACACTTTTGCGATTCGGTAAGGTATGGTGCTGTTACAGAACCACTAGAAACAACGGATTGGGATAAGCCAATAGAAGTAGATACAAATTATATAGTTTAATATGGCAAAAAAAAATAAAGAAATACCAAATATAGAATTACAAAGTTTATTATCAAATCAAATACAAAATGCTTTAGGTTATTTAGGTGGTCAGTTATCAGACTCCAGAACTAAATCGTTAGAATATTATTTAGGTGATAAACTAGGAACAGAAATAGATGGTCGTAGTCAGGTAGTATCAACCGATGTTGCAGATACGATTGAAAGTTTGTTACCAAATTTATTAAGAGTTTTTACAGCATCAGATAAAGTTGTTCATTGTGAACCAATGACAGCTGAAGATGTTCCAATGGCAGCACAAGCGACAGCTTATTTAAATCATGTTTTCTATAAAGAGAATGATGGCTTTCAATTATTATATAATTTTTTCAAAGATGCTTTGATTGAGAAAAATGGTTTCTTAAAAATTTATTGGGATGATTCTGAAAAAGTAGATTACGAAACTTATGAAAATTTATCCATAGTTGAGAAAGAGGCTTTGCAAGATACTAAGGATGAAATAGAAACTGTTGAAGAAGAAGTATTTGAAGATGAGTCTGCCAAAGAAAAGTTTGAAGAAGTTTTAAAACAATACGAAATGCAAGGGGTGGATATATCCCAAGTTCAAGTTCCTGATTTTAATTTATATAATTGTAAAATTAAAAGAATTAAAAAAACAGGTAGAGTAAAAATAGAAAGTATTCCACCAGAAGAATTTTTAATTGATAGAAGTGCTAAAACAATTGAGGATGCCGATTTTGTTTCTCATAAAGTTTTAATGACAAGATCAGATTTAGTTGCAATGGGTTATCCTCAAGATGAGATTGACGAACTACCAAAATCAGATTTAGATATTTACAACGATGAGCAGAATGTAAGATTAACCGATGTGGATGATTATAATATTTCATCTGCAACAGATACATCAACAGAAAAAGTTTTAGTATATGAGTCTTATGTAAAATATGATTACGATGAAGATGGTATAGCTGAACTTAGAAAAATAGTTTCAGCTGGTTCAGATGGTAATCACATATTATCCAATATGCCTTGCGATAGTGTTCCCTTTGTAACGATCACTCCTATTCCGATGCCTCATAGATTTTATGGAAGATCAATTGCAGAATTAGTAGAAGATGTTCAGTTAATGAAATCTACTGTGATGCGACAGTTGTTAGACAATATGTATCTAACAAATAATAATAGAGTTGCAGTAATGGATGGTATGGTAAATATGGATGATTTACTGACGACTAGACCTGGTGGAATTGTTAGAACTAAACAACCACCGAACCAAGTGATGCAACCATTACAAGCTCAACCAATTTCACAACAAGCCTTTCCATTATTATCTTATTTAGATTCAGTTAGAGAAGGTAGAACTGGTGTTTCAAAAGAAGCTCAAGGTTTAAGTCCTGATACATTAAATGCTAAAACAGCAACTGGTGTAAATGCTTTGATGCAACAAACTCAAATGAGATCAGAATTAATTGCTAGAGTGTTTGCAGAAACTGGAGTTAAAGATTTATTTAAAAAAATATTTGAACTAATGGTTAAATATCAGGATAAAGAAAAAATTATTATGATGAGTAATCAATATGTTCCAGTAAGACCTACTGAATGGAAAGATAGATTTAATATTTCAATTGTTGTTGGTCTTGGAACTGGTTCTAAAGAACAACAAACAATTATGCTAAACAGTATTTTAGAAAGACAACTACAAGCATTTCAATTACAGGGTGGAAAAGAGATGCCTATGGTTAATCTTAAAAATATGTATAACACTTTGACTAAGATGGTAGAGAATGCAGGTCTTAAAAATGTAGAAACTTACTTTGTAGATCCTGATGTTGGTAAACAAATGATGCCACCACCTCAACCACCACCACTAACTCCTATTGAGAAGATAGAATTTACTAGAATAGATGCTGAGAATAAGCGAAAACTTGCAGACCTAGAATTACAAGCTCAAGAATTACAGCAAAAAACTCAAGAAATGCAATTGGACTTTGAAGCTAAGATAAAAGAAATGGCTTTAAAATATAATACACAACTTGATACTGCAAAAATTAAAGCAGATGCAGATTTAGATAAGATGATGGTCGCTGGAGATAACAAAATACTTGAACAGGCGGCAAAATCTACTAATATGTTTGGCGAACAACTACAAGGAATAAATGAAAGCGAAAGACCAGGTGGACAGGGCGGTGGAGATCAGCCGATCCAACGAAGCCAAGCAGATATTAGAGAGTAAACTTTTTCAAGAGAGTATGGAAACTCTTAAAAAAATTTATTCTGAGGCACTTCTTGAAAAAACAGGTGCTAAAGAGAGTGATACCAGAGAAAAACTTTGGATTGCTTACAATGTTGTTGGAAAAGTAGAGCAACATCTACAAACTGTTATTGAAACAGGAAAACTTGCAGCTAAACAGTTGGAAGATTTTAGAAAACAACAAGATAATACAAAATTTTAACCATCAAGGTTAAAATAAGCCAAGTCTAACGACAGCTTAACAATGGAGGACTTAATGTCTGAAACAAACCCCTTACTGAACAATGCTTCAGTACAAGGTGCAGCAAAATCTATTGAAGATTTAATGGACACAAAAGGTGTTATCAAAAAATCTCAAGAAGAAGCAGCACCAGTTGAACCAAAAGAAGAAGTTGAAGCGAAAGTGGAAACTGAAACAGAAGAACAACAACAACCTGTTGCTCAACCAGAGGAAACAATGGAAGTAGCAGAAGAAGAACAAGCATCACAAGATGAAAATGCGATTGAAGAACAAACAACCGATCTACACCAGGTTACTGTTAATGGTGAAAAGATTGATGTTGACCTTGAAGAATTAAAAGCAGGTTATCAAAAAGATGCTGACTACAGACGAAAAACTGAGGAGATAGCAATTGAAAAAAGAGAGCTAAAATCTGAAGAAGATCGTCTTAAAAATCAGTATTCAACTAAGATGGATGATTTAAATTCATTAGTAGTTACTTTAAATGCTGAGATTAACAACGATATGAATTCTAAGGAGCTTGATGCTCTTTGGGATGAAGATCCAACTGAAGCTGCTAGAGTTGATCGTAAGATTACAAAACGAAAACAATCAATTCAACAAGCACAGCAAAAACTGAGAGAACATCAAGAAGCTCAGTTTCAGGAAATATTAAAAAATGAACAAAAAAAACTTCATTTAAAACATCCTGAAATTGCTGATCCTATTAAGGGTGCAACAGTTAAATCAAATATCATGGGTTATTTAAATTCTAAAGGTTTCACAAATGATGATGTTTCTAGAATTTATGATTCAAGATATTTTGATGTGATTATGGATGGTATGAAAGCTAAATCGACTAAACCCAATTTAGTAAGTAAAAAAGTTAAGCCAACTAATGTTGTTAGGTCAGGTGTTAAAACTACTAAGGAAGATATAAATAGTCAGTCTAGGTTGAAGAAGATTAATGCGTTGAAGAAAAGCGGAAGCACAAAAGATGCAACCGATTTACTGATGCGTTATCTATAAACATAACCTAACGGAGAAAACAAATGGCTAAATACCAAACATATACAACAATAGGTATAAGAGAAGATCTAGCGGACATAATTTATTCAATTAGTCCAACAGAAACACCTTTTATGTCTGGATGTGCAAAAACAAAAGCAACAAATACACTACACCAATGGCAAACAGATGCATTAGCTGACGTTGCTGCAAATGCTGCGGTTGAAGGTGCTGACATTTCTTATGGAACTATGTCGCCAACTGTACTTGAAACTAACTACACTCAAATTTCTACTAAAGGAATTCAAGTTACTGCAACTAACGAAGCTGTAACTTCTGCTGGAAGAAATAATGAGATGGCTTACCAAGTAGCTAAAGCTGCAAAAGAATTAAAAAGAGATATGGAAACTGCTCTTTTATCTAATGTCGCTAAAACTGCTGGTAATGCAACAACTGCAAGAAAACTTGGTGGATGTCCAACTTGGTACGAAACTAATGTTGATGCAGGTACTAGTGGTTCTGGTGCTGGTAATGGTGCTATAAGAACAGATGGAACTCAAAGAGCTTTTACTGAAGATCAGTTAAAAGGTATTTTAGTTAGCTGTTACAATGAAGGCGGAAACCCTAACATGATTATGGTAAATGCTTTCAATAAACAGAAACTATCTGGCTTTACAGGCGGTTCTACTAGATTTGATGCTGCAGAAGATAGAAGATTAATTACTTCTATTGATGTGTACGAATCTGACTTTGGAACTATGCAAGTATCACCAAACAGATTTATCAGAGGTGCTAATGGTACTGCTGCTAAAATCGGACAAGATGCTCACATTCTAGATATGGAATACTGGGCAGTTTCTTTCCTTAGAGATTTTGCTCTACAAACACCTGCACAAACTGCAGATGCTGACCAAAGATTTATGGTTGCTGAGTACACTCTTGAGTCAAGAAATGAAAAAGCAAGTGGTTTAATCACAGATTTAACTACTTCATAATAAATATAAAATGGTGGGGGAATTATCCCCCATCATTCAATTAACAATTTTGTTTGGTCTTTGAAGTCAATGACGGAACGAAGCAAATAAATAGGATAAAAAAAATGAGAACATTAAACGATTACTTTATAACAGCTGAAATTGAAGACGTATCAACAACTTCATCAACCTTTGTTGCTATCCCTGATAATGGAAAAGTGGTTAAAATTTTAACTGCTTTACAAGGTGCTATTACAGGTGCTAATGCAGCAATCACTTTTGAAATAGGTGGAACTGCTATGACTAACTCAGCGATTACAGTTGCATACTCAGGTTCTGCTGCTGGTGATGTAGATACATCTAAGCCAAGTGCTGCTAATAATGTTTTAGAAGGTGGAACTATCGAAATAATTACAGATGGTGGATCAACTGGAACTGCAAAACTTCTTGTTACTTTTGTTATAAGAAGATAATATTAATTATGGGGGATCTTACCTAGCGGTATTTCCCCCTTTAAAAACTAGGAGAAAAAAATGAGTTTTAATTACGGACTAAGACCTACTACACATCAAGGTAAAACAAGTGGTGGAACATCAGCACAATCTGCTGCATTTGGATCACAAACTGAATATGTAAGAATAGCATCAACTGCTGATGTTTATATTTTATTCGGTGCAAACCCAACTGCGGTTGCAACTGCTGGTTCATCAACTATCTTTATACCTGCTGACCAACCTGAAATTTTTAAAGTTTCACCTGGAGAAAAAGTAGCTTATATAGGTACTGCTGAAATTTCTATTACTGAAATGAGTGCTTAGTGGCTAAACAAAAGTTTACTCACTTTGTTCCAAGAGATCAGCCTAAAAAAAGACCAGGTTGTCATAAAAAATCTCAGAACAAATCTGAATGTAGACAAAAAAATCAGAATAGATATAAAGGTCAAGGTAGATGAAAAAAGATACAGTTATTGATGGTTTAAAAAAAGAAACATTTTCCCTAGATGATATGGAAAATAAAATTGTTGTAAATGAAGAAGTTAATATAGATCCTCATCTTAAACATAATAAAACATTACTTAATTTAAATGATGGATATAATAAATCCAGAGATTTAAAAAGAGTAGCTTCTATTCCAACTTTAGCTTTAGATGTTTGGGCAAAAGAGTATAGTGGAGATGGTAATTGGTTTGCACTTCCAAAAGAAGTTCAAAGTAAAATATTAAAAACAAAATTAAACAGTAATGAGTTTAAATATTTTAGAACAGCAGAAGGTAAAATATAATGGCATTAGCAACATATTCAGATTTAAAAACATCAATAGCAAATTGGTTAAATAGAACTGATCTTACAACTGAGATAGCAGAAGATTTTATTGTTTTAGCTGAAAAAGATTTTAATTCTAAATTAAGAATTGGTAGAATGATAGAATCAAATGCTTCATTTACTATTGATTCTGAAACAGAAACTTTACCAACAGGTTTTTTACAAGTTAGAGATTTTTATATTTTAGAAGGTGGAACTAAACATTCTTTAGAATATATTACACCTGCTCAAATGGATCAAATAAGAGGTAGTTCAACTACTGGAATGCCAAGAACATTTACAATACTTGGTGATAATTTTAGATTTGCTCCAGTTCCTTCAAGTTCTTACACAGGAGTTATAAATTATTATAAAGAGTTTGATGCTTTATCAGATTCAAATACTTCTAATTATATTTTATCTAATCACCCTTCAATTTATTTATATGGTTCTTTATATCATGCTGCTAATTTTTTAGGTGGTATTGAACCAAGACAAGTTCAACAATGGCAACAACAATATGTAACATCTCTTGAAAGACTTGAGAGAAATGACAGAGAAGATCAATATGGAAATGCACCTTTACAACAAAGAGGTGATGTAACTGTTTCAGGTGCGTTTAATGATGTATCAAGAATTATTACAAGTAACAACAATTAAGGAAATTAATGCAAATACCTTTTGGCGAATGGCTACCTGACCAACCAGAACATAATAATCCTGGTGCTAATGTAGCTAACAATGTTTATTATGCTTTAAATTCTTATAAAAGATTTCCTTCATTAGTTAATTATTCTACAAATACTAT